AAGAATTTATACACACTAAAGAGTGGGAAAGATTAAACACCTATATCATTGAAAATATGCGTTTGAAATACAAACGTGCCATAGAAAATAGAGGTAAATATAATCATATATATTTACCAAATGAAATAACTGAGCCTCAGCTAAATATAGATTATACTGATTTACCTAAATCTGCTGATTGGATACTCCTATACGGAGTAAGAGTTAAAGATTGTAATGTTACAATATTGTATGACGACAATAGAAAGAAAAATTTAAAATGGACTATTCCGTTAACAGACAATAAATTTATTATGTTCCCTGCTTCTAACTATTATTTTATAAGTAATACACAAAAAGCAGATTTAAATTTTATACAATTTAATACTTATGTTACCATTGGAGAATAATTTTTGGTATTTTCAATCAGCTTTATCATCAAAATTTTGTGATGAAGTAATTAAATATGCTTTGTCAAAACCTGAGATGATGGGTAAAATTGGACTTAATAATGATAAAGAAAATTTATCGAAAAAAGAAATGCAACAAGTTAAAGCCAAAAGAAATTCAGATGTTGTATGGTTGGATGACCCTTGGATTATAAAAGAAATACAACCATTTGTTAATATTGCAAATATTAATGCAGGCTGGAATTTTGAATGGGACTCTAGTGAAACATGTCAGTTTACCAAATATAAATTAAATCAATATTACGATTGGCATATAGATGCATTCAAAGCTTCTAAAAATAAAAAACAAAGAAAAATATCTATGACTTGTCAACTTACTGATGGGTCAGAGTATAAAGGAGGTGAACTCCAGTTTGATTTTAGAAACTATAATCCAAATTTAAGAGACGAGTCAGAGCATTTGATTACTGTAAAAGAAATACTTCCTAAAGGCACTGTTGTTGTATTTCCCTCTTTCTTATGGCATAGAGTAAAACCAGTAACAGAAGGAACAAGGTACTCATTAGTAATGTGGAATTTAGGGGAGGCATTTAAATAATATGAAACTTTATAATCATTTTAGCACTCCGATATATATTGAACATAAACCAGAATTTTTAAAATCTTCAATTAAAGCAACCGATAGTATTATTAAAGATGCTAGAAAAAGAGATGACGCTTTAATAAAAGAATCTAAAGATTTTGGTTTGAGTCATCATTCAAGTCAATTATTAACAGACAATAATTTTTTAGATTTAAGAAATTATATAGGTCAAATGTCATGGAATTTTTTATCTAAACATGGATATGATATGGATCAATATAAAGTATTGTTTACAGAATTTTGGGTTCAAGAATTTTCTAAAAAAGGTGGTGGACATCAAGCTACTCACCAACATCAAAATCAACATGTCAGTGGTTTTTATTTTTTAAAATGTTCTGATAAAACATCTCACCCTGTTTTTCTAGACCCAAGACCTGGTGCTAATATGACAAAATTAAAATTAAAAGAAAATGTTATTTGTTATGGATCCGAAACAGTTCATTTTCACCCACAGCCAGGAAATCTTTTAATATTTCCAAGTTATTTATTGCATGAATTTACAGTGGATCATGGGAAGGAACCGTTTAGATTTATTCATTTTAATATTCAAGCTATTCCATCGGGTATGGTAGAGAATGATTAAAATTAAAAAAAACTTTTTACCTGAAGAATTAAGTTTGAAATTAGAAAATACTATAACTAGTTTTGATTTTTCTTGGTTTTTACAAAAAGAAATTTCTCACGATGATAAAAGTGGATACTGTTATTTCACACATAATTTGTATGAAAACAATAAAATTAATAGCTCTTTGTATCAACATATTATGCCTGAGTTTTTAAAGATATTGAAAGCAAAAAATTTAATTAGAGCAAAATTAAATCTTTATACAAGAACAGAAAATATTATTAAACACATATATCATATAGATTATCCTTGGAAACATATGACTGCTTTATACTTTATTAATGATAACAATGGACCTTTAGTTTTTAAAAAACCTTTTAAAGAAATTATTCCAGAAAAAAATAAATGTGTAATTTTTAACGGAGATCAAGAACATAAAAGTTCTTCATGTACAGATAAACCATTTAGATTAACTTTGAATATAAACTATGAGCTTTAAAAAAGATAAATATAAAATTATTAAACAAGTAATTTCAAAGGATTTAGCTTTGTTTTTATACAACTACCTTTTAATAAAAAAACAAGTTCATGATACTTGTGTTAAACGTAAATACATATCTCCTTTTGAATTAATGCTAGGAACTCTTGATGATGCGCAGATT